ACCGGACCTTCCCGAAGGTAAACGGAAATTTCCGCGGCGTTGCGAAATGTGCAACGAAATTTTCGCAAGCCATTGTTGTAGATGGTGTTGATGGGCTCGCCCAGATCACCTCTCCAATCATTGGGGAAATGTCATGGAGTTTGCCGGTGGGCGCAACCTCAGCACAAGCAATGCTTGTGCGTCAAAGGGTCGTAGCCCTGCTGAACTCCGATGTTCTAATGGCTTCCCTGATGGACCAGCTTTCGGTGTAGAGAATGCTCAGCAAAACTGAGTGTTTATTTATTCTCACCGTGATAGGAACGTTGCCATTCGTCTACAATCTTCTAATCGTGTTACTGAAGAAAGTAGTTGGATGGTTAATATTCTTATTACAGCTGGTTCAAGGAACCCTTAAATGCCGGAGGTAACTGATGAAATATCAGCACCGAAAGTCCAGAAGACCAGACTTTACTAAAGTAGTAAAGTCGACACGCCCTCCAAAGGATTTCCCTTGGAAGGTGCTCGGTTGGTTAACCGATGATCTTAGCCAGTTCCTCGACGAGAGCGACGTAATGAAGGTACGCAATATATGTAGAAATAAAGACATAGAAGCGTATCTTCAGCTCTCAGAGGACTGGGGGTTACAGAGTATGTCCCTTAGTGGTATCGAGGTATCCGCGAGGATGTCCCGCTACCAATTGGCATCGCTCCTCAAGAAATTCTGCTTTCCCACCGAAAAGACGCAACGTCTTTGCGCAGCCTACGAGAAATTTGTGGCTGTGGAAGAGAGCTGTAAGACTTATAACCGTTCTGGCTATAAGCAGCTTTCTTGGGCAGATGAGGAATGGATGGCTTGTGTATTCACATACATTAAGTCGTTCATGCTGAGGTTACTGGGTGAGTCCCTCCCCAGTGCTAAAGTGATGACGGAATGGTCACGTCATGGGCCGGGCGCTACTTTGGACACGAAGGACGGTCAAACATCGTTGTATCATAAATACGGTGAATGGCCTTATTCCTGTACCAAACTAGCACTCCGGTGGGCCCGTTTTTCTATACAATCTGATCAACGCTGGTTCGGAGCTCTTCAAGATTCCTATCGTGAACGCTTCAAAATACCGAAGCACATGATTTTGGATATGAAGGAGTTCTGGCGACGCGTTATCAAGATTGTACCGGGAAATCGGATCACTTTCGTGCCAAAGAACGCCAAAACTGAGCGTTCGATTGCGATTGAGCCACTCTTGAATTTGTATCTTCAACTTGGTGTTGACGGGTTTATACGCCGCCGCCTGAAAAGGTGGGACGTTGACCTCGATGACCAAACGAAGAATCAAGAGTATGCTCGCCTTGGGTCACTTGGGGTCGATGATGACGAATTCGTCACTATCGACCTTGCATCAGCTTCCGACTCAATGAGTTTGAAGCTTTGCGAACTAGTTCTGCCCGAGGCATGGTTCTCATACCTTCAGGACATAAGGTCGCCGGAAGGCGTCCTTGGAAGTGAGGTCCTCTCTTACGAGAAGATCTCGTCCATGGGGTGTGGGTTCACTTTCGCGCTGGAGTCTGCGATCTTCA